TGGAGGATAACCTGGCAAGAACCCACTTCAGTAATGAACATGGTTTTTGGGGATTTTTCCTTTCCGGGTAGGATTATATTTCAAAGAAAGAAGACATTCTCGACTACTAACTACGATGAACTTATTAATAAATTAGATGAATTGCAGGATCTTCAAGATTGTAGTAAACCATCAATGAAACCCATTCTACTAGGGGTTGAAAAAACTATAATCGAAAAAGGTACATATACTAATGCTGACCTAAATTCTAACGCTCCATTTGGTTAAACCATTCGTGTAACTTCGTGCGGTACAATGCCGAACAGTTTATTCACCACACCAGGGAATATTCTATTATGAAGAGTCATGCCACTAATAATTTGAAAGGATTCGCAATGCTAGATATACATCCAAATGAACCTACTAGGGAGTTTCGTCTACAGGGGACCGTAAAAGATTATTTCCATGAAACCTACAAACCATATAAACTTCATGTTTATGGTCCAATAGACAACGGTTTTGGGAAAGTCAAGGAAATAAAAGTCCAACAGACTATAGATGTTCTAGATTTACTCGATTTAATTTCAGGAACTGATGACTATTGGCTAGTAAAAATAATCGATTACTACGGGACGTTTAAATGCATTGAAAAAGGAGCTAAGTAATTCATGCCACGAAAAAAGCAGTTTTTAAAAGTATGAAAAAGAAAGCGAAATACAATCCGTCAAAAATCTTTCGATTTTATCTCTTGACTTTTTCGATTTCAGGTATATAATATCCCTGAGACTTGAGAAAAACTTTTTATAGATTCATGCCACAACAAATTCGATCTATCCCGTACAGTCAAGTCAGTCTGTAGTATGCAGTGGCATGAGTACTATATGACTGGCTTGGCTTTTTTAGTCTCTAGGCAGATTGGATATTTTATGATAAAGTTTTACAAGAAAGTAAACTGTCCTGAATGCTCTGCTTCTGTTAATACCATAAACGGAGAGCGCTACCCAGTTATAGGTCATATCAATGGTTGTTCGTTAGCTGGTCAAAAAGTCGAAACAAAAGGGCGTATTGACAGCCTCTACGATTCGACTATAGATAGTGGAGGGATTTACCCTGACGGCACCAGAATACCTTATAGGTATCAGACAAAAGGAATTGAATTTGCTAAAGGAAAAGATTCTTTTGCACTATTCTGGCAAATGAGACTTGGCAAAACTCTTACGACAATTAAAATCGGTAAAGAAAAAAATTGGGAAAAGGTACTAATAGTTTGCCCTAAATCAGTTATTAACACCTGGATGAGAGAGCTTAAGCTGGAAAAACAGGCTGTACTTCGACTAACTACCGTAAGTCTTAAACACACAGCAGTTAAAAGGTCTCTTAAGTTCATGCCGGGGTGGTTTGTCACCAATTATGAAACACTTATAAAAGAAAACTTAGCTGAATTAGCTGACTGGGATGCACTGATTTTAGATGAATCCGAAAAGATAAAAGACCCAACAACCAAAATTAGTAGGGAATTAGCTGGAGGTTACTTCAAAAAAATAATTGAACAACCCGATAGAGATGACAAAGAAGTTAAAATTTATCGGGATCGATGGAGAAAAGTAAAAAATAAAGTTTGTTTAACAGGTACACCAGCACCAGAAAATTTATTAAACTATTTCCAGCAACTCAAATTTCTATTCGGTAGTTTTGCTGGAACAGATAATTACCAAACATTCAAATCTAAATACTTCACAATGATTGGGCCAAATAAATTTACAGTATCCCCGCATGTATCCCAGTTTTTATCAGCTACATTGGCTGAATATTGTTTTGTTCTTCAAAGGGATCAAGTAGGAATTGGTTCAACTAAGGTATTTGAAGAACGAGAAACTGAACTATCTTCAGAATACCGTGAAGTTTACGATAGTTTTGAAAGAGATTGGATAACTGAAAATGGTGAACTAAGTGTTTTATGTGCTATTGCAGCATATACCCATCTACATCAACTATCTGGAGGTTACCACCATAAAATGGTCAAAAAAGGGATTACTAGTCCCCATAAACTCAATGAACTAAAGCAAATCCTAAAGAATGATCTTCGAGGTGAACGAGTATTAATCTGGTTTCGCTTTAAAGAGGAAATAAAGCAAGTTACTAAGGTATTACCAGTAGATTCATGGGCAATATGGTCTGGAGATACCAAAACTGATCAGCGTTTAGACCTGGAAGAACAATTTGCATGGAGAAACCGTTCTAAGCCATTAAATGGTAAAGTAAGAAAACAGTACCTTTTATGCCAGATAAAATCTGCTTGTCATGGACTAGACTTTGCAGGAGCTGATCAATCTATCTACTTCAGTAATGAACCTGGTTCTAAATGGCGACAACAGTCAGAAGATAGGTTAATTCATCCTGAAAAAGAAGTACCACTACTTTATATTGATCTAGTAGCTGAGAATACTATCTGCCCATCTATTCTTGCGGCTTTAAAAGGTAAAATAGAAGATCAACAGACGTTTTTAATGAAAATTCATGAAGATATGAAAGAAAGGCACGGAGTATGAAAGGATTCTTAGCTGAACAACAGCCAAGAGCTAAAAGTATTGGCGAATACTCAGATTTGAAAGTAATGCGTTCCTCTGCTGGGTACTACATAGGCACTCTATTTACTCACAGCAATAAAAGTAGTTCTCCAGGACTGGAAGAACCAGGTACACGAGAATCTCAGTATTTTCCAACTGAAGTACATGCACTACAAGCATTAATTGACGATAATTGGCAACAAAGGCTAGAACCATAAGATGACTAGAATAAACCTTCCCCCTATTCCAGAAAATGCTTTCATTACCTGTGATCCTGGTAGTGGGGGGACTGGTTTAGCTTTATTTTTTCCAGAACATCCATTTCCTATGGATACTAAAGTAATTAAATGCCCAATAAATGATTGGGAAATAAAACAAAGAATGATTTTATCAACCACTGATGCATATTTAGTTGATATGTATGAAAGAGGTTGTAGAAAACTATTTATCGAATTACCACAGTATATGAACTCTGTAAAAGGAGAGATAGCTGCTAAATCTAATGCGTTAGGTAAGTTACTAATGGTATATGGAGGGATTAAAGCTAATGCAGAATTGCGCGGGTATACTACAAAACCAATCATTATAGGTCATTGGAAAGGTCAATTAGACAAACATAAAGTAAATATTAGGATAAAGAAAATCATTGGTGCTGAATTTGAAGATCATATTGCCGATGCAGTTGGAATGGGTCTGTATCTAAAAGGAAAATTCAAATGAGGAATATGAAAGAACTACAAATTGGTAAGGAAGATATCTGGGATGGTTTCATTTACATCTATCTTTGGGACGATGGAAAACTAGGCATGAGTTATACAGGACCATATGCAGGAGATTTAGCAAGTATAGAAGAAGGATTCTTAACTGTATTTGAATGTCAAGACTGTTCTATGGTTAGACTACTAGATTGTGAAGGAAATGGAACTAGATTAGCTTTTGCTAAAAAATATGCTGGAAATGTAAGGTATCATCATATATAAGAGAGATCACCATGCCACAAGACTTCTACAAAATAGAGACTCTACCTCTTAATAAAAAAGTAGAAAACCAACACTCTGTTTGGAACTACTATCGCGATGGAGTATCTCAATCATTCTCTAAAAAATTTAGAGAATGTAAACTCCAAACTAAACTTGAGTATGTAGACGGCTGGACCAATAAATATGACAAAATTTGGTTCCGCTATGGAAAGCTAGTTCATTACCTGCTAGAACAGCAGTATCTAGGTTTCAATATCGATAGTGAAGAAACTGCATTTAGTATGGCAACAACATTTGCTAATAAATACAGATGGTTTCTTCCGCAATTACCAGAAATAATTAAAGAAGAAAATACTTTTCTTGTAGCTTTAGCTGCCCATATTCTTCCAGTATACGTTAAATGGAGCATTATGGACGTTAAACTAACGAAAACTCTTGCTGTTGAAAAAGAGTACCGTATGCCATGCCAAGATACCTTTGCTAGAGGAATAGTCGATAGAGTTTACCGGGATATGAACGGTTTACTTTGTTTAAAAGACTATAAAACAACAGCTAGAGTAATACGAGAAGCTGAATTTTACGAGACATATAAATTAGATACTCAAACTTACTTATACTACCTCTTAGTTTTTAATGAATTCCAGGAAATGCCCCATAAAATGGAATTTGAGTTTATTAGAACGCCTAAACATACTCTAGATCGAAAAAAAGATAACGTTTCATTTGAGGATTTCTTGAGCAAAGCTTGTGCTGACTTCGATCAAAGTCCGTCAAAATACCTAGGAAAAATAGAAATAAAACTAACAGCTAGTGAACTAACAAAATGGTATAATGAGCAATGGCTAGGCATTATAGACGAGATTAAATACTGGTGGGATGGGGGATGTAAACCATACCCATATAACGAACAGTCATTAAGGACGTCTTATAATAGTCGTTGCGAGATGTTTTATTTTATTACTGAAGGAAGAGAAGATAATTTATATAAACGAACCACTGCATTCACACAATACAAGGATGCCAACAATGACAAAAACTTGGTTACCGACTTCGATATCTGAGGCCCATATTGATGACAATAGATTTAGCATACTTCTTTATGGACAAGATAAAGTTGGAAAATCTAAATTTTGTTCCAGTATACCAAATCATTTGATTATAGCTTGCCGTATGGGCAACATAGATCATATTGATTCTAAAAGAGTATACATTGGTGGTGAAGAAGATATGGAAAATCCAAAAGGTTTAGAGAACTTTATAGAAATTTTAAATCAAGTTCAATCTACTCCAGATTGTTGCGATACTTTAATTATAGATGATGCAGATAGACTTTATGAGCATTGTGTAAGGCATTACGCTGTCAATAGATTCAAAATTAAAGAGCATGAACTGCCTTCAAGGATAGTTTGGTATACTGTTCGGAATAAAATGACTCAAATAATGGGTTTACTAAAAAGTTTACCCTGTGGCCTAGTCTTTACTTTTAATGAGGAATTAGAATCAATTGACGATATATCAACTGAAATTACTAGAAGAAACATAACAGCATCACCACAGTACAAAACGATTCTAAGAGGACAGTTTTTAATGCGAATGTATATGGACATTGGCAATTCTGGCGATAGACGGTTAACCATAGAAGGGAGTAGAGGACTAGCAGCTGGAAACGGGTACGACAAGAATTTCTTATATGAAGGGAAAAAACTAAAACGTTTCTCCATCGGAAACGATGGAAACCATGGCTGGACAATGTTTAAAATGGCTTTTAACAACCAACTAAAGGGAGAAGTAATATGAGTTTAAATTTGAACGCCACCATTAACAAAGAAGCATTTTTGGGCGTTGATCTAAGTTTTGAAGAGGTCCCATATGGTATTTATGTTTGTGAATTGATTAAATGGTCTATTGGTCCACCAAATAATGAAAATAGTGATTGCACTAAGCAATCAGTTATGGTTTGGAAAGTAGCTGAAGAAGGAAGTTCTTATAACGGTTGCAATATTTATATGACCGATGCATTAGAATATAAAGAAAGATCGAGTACTTTTAGATCAAACAATTACTTTGGTTTACGGATTAAAACTAGTCAATTTAAAATTCCTAAAGAACTTTTTCCGGGAAATGAAGAAGATTGTATGGAAGCTTGTTTAGGTAGTCAAGCAAAAGTTGTGATTCAACCAGCTATAAAAAACAATGAACCCTTAGTAAAACAAGATGGTTCACCAATTGTTAATCGTAAAATTGATTCTATTATTGTTAATACGTATACTAAAACTCCTGGTCCATTACCAAAAAAGGAAGTGTCACCTAATGGACAACCTATTCCTCCTTCTGTTCCAGATATTAAGAAGGGAGATAAATTCCTTTTTAATGGTAGCCCAGTAATTGTAGATATGTACGCAAAAGATTCTGGAACTATTTTAGTAAAGGATCAATCTGGAAATCAATTAGCAATTCATGATCTTACCCAGCTACAGGAATTACCAACACTACCAGCAACTCCAATAAGTTCACCTACTGCCCAATCCGGCCCAACTCCACAAACTGGTGGACCAACTCCACAAACTGATAGTACAGTAGAGGAGAGTATTATGGCCTTGCCATTGGAAACTGTAGATAAAGTTTCGAGTCTACCCAATCTGAAAAAAGGGAGTCACGTTGAAGGTGTATTTGAAAGCGCCGAGGGTTCTCAAATAATTACCGGAACTATTCATTCTGAACATAATACCCCTGGTGGTATAGTCTATAAAATTCGTGTAGGGGACTCATTATACCCTTGCAAGAGCGAAAATGTTAAATTAGCAGGGCTTGAGGAGTAGCCACGTTAGGAAATTAAAGTTGTCCCAAACTAATAGGGGCTAGTAGTTAAAGTAAACTATCTAGTCCCCTATTAGATTTTTTTAAGAGATATTATGGAAATTGCCGTAGATACAGAAACTACTGGGCTACATTGGACAAAAGGACACCAGCCATTTGGCATAGGTATATTCGCTGAAAATTGGAAGTCTTACCACGATTGCCCAGTAGATTTTGAAACTCATAAAATTACTGGAAATTTTGATAATTTAAAAACGTTTCTAGAAAATGAAGATAAAGTTATTTACTTTCATAATGCAAAATTTGATCTTCATATGCTTGCTAGTGTTGGTATTTATCCTAAAGGCCAAATTCATGATACAATGTTTATGGCAAGGATATGTGATAATAGAGAGGCTAACTTTCAACTTAAACCACTGGCTAAAAAATACCTTGAAATCCCTGATGATGACGAAAAAGATTTAAAAGAGGCAGTTCTAAAAACAAGAAAAATTTACGATATAGATAGTGACTATCATGAACTTTATTGGTTACCAAAATACCATGATCCAGAAAATAACTTATGTGAAATTTATTGTTTAAGGGATGTCGAGCGAACATACAAATTAGCTATGCATTACAAAAAGAAAATGGATACATTAGGGGTTCGCCATACATACGATATGGAAATGGCTCTTTTACCTATTTTATCTCTAATGGAGCGAACAGGAATACGCTTCGATAGAAAAAAAGCAGAAGAGAAATTCCTAGACTTAAAACTTCAATTATCGAAGATAAATTTTAAACTCCAAAAAACTTATGGGGATATAAATTTTAATTCTCAGCAGCAAGTATCTACATTGCTCTTAATGTTAGGAATACCATTAACTGAAAGAACTGCTGCATCTGATAGATTTCCAAATGGACAACTTAAAGCTGGAGCTAAAGTTCTAGCTGATTTCCAAGATAAATCTCCCATTTGTAGAACCTTAGTCTATAGAGATAAGTTAGCTAGATCAGTAACAGAACTGCTAAATTACTGTGAATTTGAATATGCTGGAGTAATCAGCCCACGAACAAATCAATGCCATGCAGTTACTTGGAGGTTCTCCCAATCAGATCCAAACTTAATGAAGACAACTAAAAAACAAAATCAAGGATCAGAATTTACTTTAATGAGAGATTTATTTGGACCTAGAGAAGGGTATGTTTGGGTAGCAGCAGATTATGAACAGATTGAATTACGTATTTTTGCTGATTCCAGTCAAGAGCCCCATTTATTAAACGCATTTCGAGCTGGAAAAGATATTCACAGTGAAACAACTAATCGGATCCCCTTCTTAATGGAAATGGCGATGGAAGAAGGATGGGAAAAAGCTAGAAGTTATGGTAAAAATACTAATTTTACAATTATTAATGGTGGAGGAGCAAGTGCTCTATGGAAACAATATCGAATACCAGAAGAACAAGCTAGCAAATGTATCATTGGATTCAAAAATGCATATCCATTAGCTAAAGAGTATATGAATCTTCAAACTAAACAGGCAAAAAAGACTGGCTTTGTAACTACCAAATCAAAAAGACGTTTATTTACTGATCCTAAAAAGCCGTATACAACAGCAATTAGTTATGATATTCAACCATGTGCAGGGGATATGATGAAACAAGGACTCATAAATTGCTATGATTGGATCATGAAAAATTCTTGCTGGAATGATATAAGAATTTTACTATCTATTCACGATGAATTGATCTTTGAAATTAAAAAAGACATCTATGATCTTGAAATAGTAAAAATACTAAAAAAATTAATGGAACTACCATGCAAAATTTTCTGTATTCCTATTCCAGTAAATTGTGATTTAATAGTTAATAATTGGGCTGAAAAAGAAAAAATAATTTTATGAGCAATTATGGACTCAAAAATGAAACCTCTGCCTTTTATGCTCTTAGAGCTAAATAAGCACTTTACATTCCGAAAAATTACGGTAGTTTATAAAAAGACTGGTTACCATTCATATAGTAAAGCAAAAGATACATCAGAAAATCCTATTGAAACCATTATATCATCAATGGAGAAAGTAATTTATCCATATGAGTATGTAAATGTAGCTGATTTAATTAAGCCTAGACCTAATGTCATAGAAGAAAATTTAATTGCCTTTCTTTTACTAGAATACGGGGTTAAATTCAAGTTTCCTCATACAAATACACTATACACTAAAAAGAGCTACTTAACGTATACAGGTGAATTACCCATTAGAGGCAATAAAACACGAATGATCGAGTTTACTTGTGCAGATATTACAGGATTAATGGAAAGAATATACGAGTAAACCATGTAAAGGACTAGATCGACCATGGCAAGGAAAAAAGAGTGTTTGCGAGATATGATGGAGTTTTTTGGTGTCGAATTTTCAGAAATTGAGAAAAAAGAAGAATCTGTCGGGACTTGTTTTAAATGCGATAAAGAAGCCCACTTATATGTTAGCAAAAAGAAAAACGTTTTTAAGTGCCATCGATGTGGAGTTAATGGCAATACTAGTGATTTTATGGATTTTATTTGGTCTGGTTTAAAAGAATTAATATCTGATGACAATCTTCATGCTTTAGCAAAATTTCGTAGACTCCCTTTAGAGGCTTTTTTAAATGTAGAAATAGGCTATAGAAGAGGAAGCTATTATTTTCCAGTAAAAACCCCTTCTGGAAGAATAACAGATTTTAGATGGTATACCCTTGGAAAAAAAGAACAGTCGGTAACAGGGGCCATTTCTGGATTATACGGAATAGAAAATATAGCAAAAGATCATACCAAATTCGATAGAATTTATATATGTGAAGGCATTATGGATGCTATTGGAATGAACTATCTAATAAAACAAAATGGAGCAAATGAAATAGCTTTATCCCTTCCAGGAGTAAATAACTTCAAGATGGAATGGGCACCATACTTTCTAGAACAAAATGTAGCTCTATTATATGATTCAGATAGTGCAGCTGTTTCTGGAAGAAACAAAGTATTTAGTATAATGCCACCACCAATGGTTAAGGAACTAAAGTATGTTCATTGGCCTGCTATTATGCCAACAGGTTATGATATAAATGATTATATTTCCAGTACAGCAGTAAAAGAAGGAAAGTATACAGAGTGTTTTAATAGTTTAAGGGCTATGCTAGTTAATGTAGGCAATGAAGGCAATGAAGAATCTAGTAACCAAGATTCTCCATCTATGGAAAAAGAATGGTTTATAGATAGACCAGTAGGTATTGACGAACTGATAGGAAAATATAGACTAAATTTAGAGCTAAATGACAATTATGTAAATGCAATAAGACTCTGTTTAGCTACAATTCTATCTATTGGAATGCGAGATAAAGATCCAGTTTGGGTATTCTTAGTAGGCCCACCTGGTTTCGGTAAAACAGCTATATTATCGTCATTTAAAAACTGTAGTACCTGTGTTTTTCAATCAAGTTTATCTAAGCAAAATCTCATTTCTGGATGGAAAACTGAGAATGGCAAAGACCCTAGTTTGCTTCCAAAATTACGGGATAAAACCTTAATTTTAAAAGATTATACGGAAGTTTTAGCTAAGCATAAAACTGATAGGGATGAAATATTTAGTATCCTAAGAGGAGCATTTGATGGCGAAGTAGATAGGGTATTCGGTAATCAGCAAGAACGTCATTACCATGATCTCCATTTTCCAGCATTGGCTGGAGTAACAGATGAAATTCAGCGATTTTCACAAACTAGTCTTGGAGAAAGATTTCTAAAATTTGATATCCATTCACTAAATATTGATCAAGAAGCCCAACAACTTAAAGCAGTCAATACAGCTTTATTCGGTTTAGAGGATACGGAAGAATTAAGTGCATTTGTAAACCATTTTTTACTCCAGGAATGGGATTTCTCTAAGAATAGAATTAAGCAGATTTACTCTGAAAGTGAGTATATTACTAAATTGAATGCCCTATGTCGTTTAACTGCTTGGATTAGAACTTCAGTTCCTAGAGAAGAATTTTCTAGAACAAATAGGGTAGCGTATGCTCCTAGAAAAGAAAGTGCAAATAGACTTTCTGTTCAACTTCATAAATTGGCAATAAGCCTTACAATTATGGAAGATAAACTTAGAGTAGATGAATCAATTTACAAGCTATTAAAAAAAATAGCTTACAATACAGTAGATGGGTATGGATTTAGAATATTAAAACGGCTACATACTAATGGGGCGAGCTCAGTAGTTCAAATTAATGGGGATATCCAACTTGCAAGAGAACAAATCTATGGAATTTTAGAAGATTTACAGTTAGTTGGATTAGTAGAGCAGGATAAATTTCAGACAAATGGATCGTCAAGCGTTACTCATTACTACTTAAATAATGAAGTAAAGAAACTATGGGCTTTGGTATAGGTAATCATGAAACCTAGAATAATTGAATGGAAAATTCTATACAGCGATCTAAAAGATATGCACAAATGTGTAGAGATTATTGTTTCATTTGCTCAGGAAGGTTTAGGAATGGAGGAAAATTCCACAAAAGGATTCAAATGCTATACAAACGCTGGAACATTGATAATCCGTTTGATTAATCCCAGCAATAGAAATGCATTTATCTTTGCGTTCTATATGGAGTATTTACTAACAGAACCAGAAAATGATAAGGAATCTAGGATACTAATTGCATTGCACAAAGGGCTTTTATCATAACGTCCTTGTTTAACAAAATCCATACCAGATGTTCTGGCCTGATGCCCTCAAAATCGACGGCAGGAGCCCTCAGATCGCCTTACACGCTGCCCACCCCTGGCGTGGCAATAATTTGGGGTGGGCAGCTAAGTAGGCTGAGATGTCAACAGAGGAGCCTAGCCATGCTCACTTGTTTATGATAACTTCCAAATTATCGCTTACTTTAGTAGCAGATTTTGGTGCTTTAAACTCTAGGTGAGAGAATGGAGAATTTGCATTTAATTCGTTTATTTCTAGCTTATCTAATTGAATTAAATCTTTTAATCTAAGATCAAATTTTTCCCAATCTTCTTGTGGACCATAATCTTGTATGCAGATATCTAAATATTGTATGCCTAAATATTTACAAAAACTGATTGCTGGAAAGATACTATGGGCACCGCCTGCATTACCATGGGAATCCATATTATTTTCTAAATTTCCAAAGTAAACTGTATCCTGAATAAAAAAACTCTTAGCATCAAAATCAAAGTTTGGCTGAAAGTAAAATGTAAATGGTCTCTCTCCAATTTCTTTTTTAAAAACTACTGGAGCAAAAACCATACCTAAATCTTCAAGATCAAATAAACATTCTTCAATACTTTTTTTATCAAAAAAGATAAAGATATCTGCTTTAGGATCACTAGAAGAAATAACTACATCATACTCTCCATATTCTTTTGCAGTATAGGTAGAATCACATAAAATTGCATTTAACCCAGTAAGACTATTTTCTAGTCCATTTTCAAGTAAACCCATACCTATTTGATTCCATTTTCCTAAGGGACAAGTCTCATCCCAGTTTACAACTTTTTTCAATATAGGACATCCACACTGATAACACCTAGCGCTCTTTTTATCTAATTTACTACAAGTATCGCAAATTGATACCCTATATTTTATTTCTTCCCAAGTAGACCTTCGAGCACCTTTTCTAGTTTGTCTAACTAAACTCCTAGAATAATCTCTTATTTGATTTGTTATTGGAGGATAATGCAAGTTAGCCAAATTCTCGTCCTTTAACTCTAGCTGTATCAATACGTTCACCATCGAAGATGTCGGTCAGAGCCGTTCTACGAAAATCATTTTGAACTGCATTACCTACTAGTTGGCCCGCGCCTGGAGGTATACTAGGATCAGTTTCAAATAATCTGTTTATTGCAGTACAGTCTATTGGTGGAGTTGGATAAATATAGTCAAAGAGATCGCTATGAAGCCCATATCGCGGTCCGTATACTCGACCAGTAGGGTATGGCTCTCCAAGAATACCTCTAGTTTTCCAGATTTTAAATGATGGCTCAATTCCCAATTTTGCACTAATAAAATAGACTATCCAACCAGTTGATTCGTCAACTTCTAAATCAAATGGGTCAATAAGAGTATGAAAATTATCCCACCAAGTAAGGTTACTAACTTTGTAGCCACTGTTTAGTTCATACGCTAATCTATGTGTTCCATCTAAAAAGAGGAACTCTTCAACATCAGGATTACTATCTATATCAGTTATTACTAATTCAGCTTCTGCTATTGTATCTAAAGTACAATCAGGGAATTCAGGATTTCCTTCAGAACAAAATGGTGTCATTGAAATAGAATCAGGGTAATGGCGGCGTACTGTGACACCAAATAATCCTAATTTTGTACCAGAGCTTAAATTGATAGCTTCTAAACCAACTTTAAAATTTCCACTCAATTCCCAAGGAGGAATAAATTTAGGGAGCTTTATAGGAAGGGTGAGACTATTTCGACTAACGTTGAATGTAAAAAATTCGTTCGCGTGGTGCGTAGAGCCAAGTTCTAAATCCTCCTGAGTATGGATCAGTCCCGCAGAAACTGTAAATGCATTTTCAGATGGAAAAACGGTTAAACGCACGTGGAATGCTTTTCTAATATGCCGTCGAGTTGGGCTTGGAACTTCATGAGGGAAGTATATTGAATCATATTGTCCATAAACATTGCCAGCATCATCTTCTAATTTAAAACAAATCCTTCTGTTGTTATCAGATGGTTCATACCCATTGTAGTAATTTGTTATATACAGTCTATTTGTTCCATTATCATATATAATTATCTTACTAGTTAATTTTGTATTTTCTGGTTCACCAAAATAGGTAAATACAACTTGTAAATCAAAAGGCTCTCCATCCCAATCACCAAAAATAGACGAATCATTAACATCATCTAAATAAACAGAATTAGTAGATTCACTTATTTCAATTATTAGGTCTTTATGGAATATGCCCTCAGGCGTATTATAGATTTCAACATTATCACTAGTAATATCTCCACTTAATGCAAAATCATTACCCATTCCTAAAATACAGTCTACATTCTCACAAGAAATATCTTCATTTTCATTATCATATATTGGTGTTGATGGCAGTGCCATGCTAAATCTATCTAATACGGCGCCACCACTTTCCATGGATAACAAAATTTGTTTAGTCCCCCCTTGTACACTGAAATGCGGTAGATTTTGAACGTAACCAGAATATAAAACTTTATCTCCAGAAGAATTTTCTATTCGGCAATAGATGTTAGTGATAGAAGCGGGGATGCGATGGAACTCGATGGTTACAATATCATTAGCAGCAAAAGTATAGTCAGCAGCAGGATAAACAAATCTACCATCATTTGGATTCATTACACTATATTCCCCAGTATATACGTGTATTTCCTCAGGAGTCATCTCATCAAAAAATATATCAACTGACCGAATAGTGAAACCAGCTCTTACTCTACCATTAACAAAATCTAACTCAATAAATGTTCCATCACCTACATGCGAAAGATGTTGCCAGATACTATCTACAGAGACTACATGATTCCGATAAACACGCAAAAGCCCAGTTAAAGCTATTAATCTAAATTTAATAGTGGGAAAATTCCAGAAGGGAACTCCTTCTAGATAAACTTTATCTCCAGTAGTTAATACTAAGGAAGTTCCATCAACACTAGAGGAATCTTCATGATCAATCCAACTACAATCACCTGTATGTATTCTATCTTCCCAACTAGAATCTAGAAAATCAAACCACTTAGTGCAAGCAAGACAATTTACACACTCTTTACAGAATTCTTCATCTGGATAAGACCCAGAAGGCTCTTTATGTTGAACATAATTTATATCCTCTATAGAAATTGCTCCAGTAAGAATTATAGATTCAAAACCAAATTTCGTACCTCCATTATAATTCCGTTTATGAAGAAATTCTAATTTTTTTTCCGCGACTGCGGACGAAAGTGAGCTACCGTGGGTACTTTCGTAGTTAATGGAAGCATAGATCATTAAATCTGGATCATTTTCAGCATAATCATTAACCCAATCAGGTTTAAACGTGCAAATATTAATAGATAGAGTATTAAAAAACTCAACGGTTCTTGTTACGATAGGCTCAGAAGGTACAAAAGGAAGAAAATGATTAATTTCAGTAAGAATTTTTCTTCCATCATCAGATGGAACCTGTAATTTTTCTATAAGCGATTCATTTCCTGATTGAACATCATATAAAGAAACAACCAATCGAGGTCTGGAATGTAAAACTCCATCAAATGTTGGCTTCATTACCTCAAGTTTAAGAAAATAGCCATTATCTATATCTACTGCATTAAAGAAAACTTTGAGAGTATTTACAGCTTCATTTTTAGCAGTTTTGATAAAGTTGCCTGACCTAGTTTTTATAAAGTTACCAGAACTATCCTTCATAAATGCAGAACTAGAAGGCATGTCGCCAAGATCAATGCGACAAGAAAGAGAAGAGTACACACTCCTGGAAAGAGACTTATTAAAAATTATTCCAGAACCAGTACTCTTTAATCGATGATAAGATAGTAAAGCATTCCCGCCAGATGGTATACCGCTATGAGGATCTTCAAAATTAGTGGTAAACCATCCCGGACCAAATGATGAAAAATCAACGAATGGTTCATCAACAGAAATAAAATTATCTTCGTTTAAGAAAACCCAGCTACCTAAAACTACATTCCAATCCTCAATTGATTTTTGAGGACCAGAAGTATAGATGTGACAACCTTTTTTGCAACAGGCTGGATACGCCATTATGGTTCTTCACAAACAGTTTCATTATCTCCAGGACACCATGTTTGTACTATGACCCATTCTCTATGTAGTCCAAAATTGAATTGCTGGAGAATAGCATCTGCTGGTGATTCCCTACAAAAAAACATAAAATTTCTAGCATAAACATTAACAGTACTTACTTCTAGTAATGGGTAAACTGCTATTAGGTCTCCAGAACTCTCATCATCTACTGGATTGTTAAAATCCAATGCATATGGATGATACTTAAATAACCTATTTGGATTAGAATATAAATCTTCTGCGGAACTAGCTAGTATAACTGCCCCAGGATTGGTTAATGATAAAGTTCCATCTACTAGTTTTAACCCTGGACCAACCTCGAATTTTTCAACAAACTCAGTTGCCCTACTCCATCTATTAGCATCTGAAGCTGAAACAACAGATTTGCCAGCTCTTAATTTCTGTAATGGCCGTTCTGATAAACCCATTAAATGGCTATTTCCTGAAAAAATATATCAACTTCTAGTTTTTTATAAAACTCAGTTGCCCTACTGCCGCTTTTTCGGGGACACCGAAACCAACTTCACTAGTTCTCCATAGGATATTGTTTCTAGAGTTTCCGGCATCTCGTAGAAGTTTTTCATCCCTAACTCTCAATATTCCATTGTATTCTGTACCAGCAAACAAAGCTTTAAAATCCAGCATAACATACGGACTTGGAACAACCGATTTAGTTGATATAATTATTTTCTCTCCGGCTTCCATAAAATCCCCTAAGAAACCACGTACTATATCTAATTCCAGTGTTTCGTCCCACCGAAGTTTCGTTCTACACTCAAATGAATATGTCACCGCAAATGGATCTGGTACTAATTTATGAGCTCTTAAACCTAAATTACTTGTATCTATTACTCGTTTGTATTTTGCTCCAGAAAATCGTACATGACCTGGTGCAAAACCCATACCATTAGGAAAAATGACCCATTCATTATTTAACTGTCCAGTAGTCTTAATAATCTCTAGCCACTTTGGATTTTTTTGTTTAGGAATTGCTAATGTATGATTTATAGTCGTGTCAGCCCAAAATACAGATTTAGTAAGGTCTACTAATTTCTTCTCATTTCCACCAGGATCTGCCCCAAATCCACCTTGCCAAGTAAAAAATGGATCAACTAATTCCCTATATGCTGTCTTTGTGTCCCCATCTTCTTCAAACAGTGTTGCAGTCTCATTATCTTCAGGCTCCTGTTCTGTTCCGTCACCTACAAAAAACGTTGCTGGATAAGACTTAAAACTACAAGCTATGACAGCATCAGCATACTCAATATAACCTCTAACACCATCATTAGTTGGAAGTCTTTCTCCAGTAATAGAGATTGATTCTGCATAAATAGGATAAGTAGGATATTGATCCCGCATAATCTTATTATTGAGAATAAAATTAGTTATAAAGATCCAACGATTTTTATACGGTCCACGATAAATTTTTTCAGCCCTAGCTTCCCCTTCCATTGGACTAAGCGACTCAACTGATGAGCCATCTTGTTCATAAAATCCATAACCAATTTCTTTACCTGCAATACCCATACTCTTACGGTCCTACTACAGCTGCTTTCGGATTATCTCTGATTTGTTTTGCAACTCTCAATGCTTTTTCTTCTATATCTCTAATTTTCTCTAGTTTATCAAGCTGTTTATCCATTTTATTTTCTTGGCTACGTTTTTGTAGTTCATCAGTTAAACCCTGTCCTGAAAAAGAGCCACCTAATCGACCTGAGCTACGTTTAAAATCACTAAACTGTTTATTAAGTGCTTCTCTTTTACCCCTAAATTCTTCACTAATTTCAAACCTTCTATTGGATTCTTTTCTAGAAGCTTCTTTTCTTTCAGCTTTCTTTGCTGCTGCTTCCTTAATTTTTGCAATCTCATCTGCGTTTTTCCGTGCCTCTGCTAGTGCCTCTATCTTTAGCTCTCCTATCCATGTATGTTCAGCCTGTAATCGATCTTTTTCCTTTTGCTTTATCTCCTTTTTATCTCCATCTGGAAGTTGCCAATTCTTGTCGTAATCAACTCTAAGGCCTTCAGCTTCCATTCCTTTAAGAACAGTTTCTTGTCGCCCAATATCGTAACTCTTAAATTCCCTTAAAGATATACCAAAAGCTTCAAACTTTTCTGATGCTTCCTTAATTTTTACCGCCTCATCCGCCCAAATTGCTACCTCTTTTTGAGCCATTTCATTGTAACCACGATGTGCACTACTCCTACTGTATTGTTTGCTTGGTAGTGGACCTTCATATGTACCAAACATTGATGTGGCGGTATACGCAACATCTCTGCCAAATACGTCTGCTTGACTCTTAAAGTTGATTTTTCCAGTATCCACTCCACCTCTTCCTATATCGGTCTGATATCCCCCCATTTTGTATTCTCTATAGGCTTTAAGAGCTTTATGTAATGCTTCAATAGCCCCTGTAATTGCCTCAATGGCATTAATGATAAAAGCATTTTTACCAACAGCAGCTGTAAATAGAGACCACTGCTCCTTCATATCCTCTATTTTTCCGACAATTCCGCCAGCAACACCTCCATATTGATCGAGTAGTTCGGTACCCTCATCAATAGCTTTATTAGCTACGTCCATAGCTTCAAAAGCAACTTGCCAATTATCTGCCATAACTCTAATAACTGGACCAACTCTAAATCCTGTAGCTTCCATTGCTTTAAGAACAGCTTCTTGCCGCCCAAAATCGTAACTCTTAAATTCCTTTAAAAACATTATAAAAGCTTCAAATGGATTTTCATCAAATGCTCTAGCAAATAGGAGTCCTTCCTTATGAGTTTTGCCTAAAGCTTTTGCTACGTCATTAAGATTACTAAAAATACCTTGAAATGCTCTTGTAAATGCTGAAGCAGTAACTTCAGTTCTTTGACCTAGGGTTTTTCCAAACGTAGCTAATGCCAATACTTCAACTGCTGCAAAACCAGCATTCTTTGCAAACCCTGCTAATCTTTGACTAATATTAGCAATCTCTGGAGCCATAACAACAAAATTACTCTCCAAAGCCAATAGGGCATTCCCAAAATCTTTTGATGATTGAATTACATCCTCAAAACCAAAAACGTTAATCATCTTCCCAATATCGTTAGCAAGATTCGACGCACTTGATTTAGTGACAAGAGCTAGCTGAGAAATAGTCTTCGAGAACTGGAGAATTTGATCAGAACCTCGTAAACCTAATCTAGCACTAATTTCCTCTACTTTCTGAAGTTGAGTAATATCAATTCTTTTAAGACTTTGAGCCATCTCTAAAGTAGCGTCTCTAAAACCTGATCCTTTTAGACTACTTTGCATTCTTTCTACGAATAAAAATCCATCTTCTAATTTTCCAGCTGATCTAGCAGCTTCTGCAAGAGGCCCTACTATCGCCCTTATAGCAGCTCTTGCAAGATATATTGCTCCTGCCGCTTTCGCGACTTTACTAAGAGCCGAGTTAAATGCCAAAGCTTTTTTAGTAGCTGCTTCCTGTTTGCTCATCCATTTTGAAAGTTGTGTCGATAACTGATTTAATGGCTCTAGCGAATTTGAAAAGCCAGTGTTCATAGACTTACTTAAAAGATTAGCTCTACCCGTAGCACTAATTAAGCTGTCTTGAAGTTTGTTCATCTCCCTCTGAGTACGTGCAAAATTGGTTTGAAAGGTAATCCTCAACCTTGCTAGTTCAGCTAGTACAGTCATAATTTTTTAGCAATTTTATCCATTGCTTGTTTTAGGGACAAACGTTCTTTAGGCTCGTTTACTCCAAATAAACAAAGAAATTGTGTTAATGTCAATTTTTTGAATTCTGAAGGAGCAATACCAACTTCAATTACAAAATAATTAAATATCTCTCTCCAATCTATTTCTCTCCATGCTTTCTTTTTTTTAGTTCACTAGAGTCTTTCTCTGAAATAGTAGTAAGATTATTCAGCTCATAAAGTTTAACCATGATCTCTTTTCTTTCTTCAGTAGAAAGATTCCGAATATCCCTAATTTCAATCTCAGGATGTTCATGTTTTGCTGAAAGATAAAGCTGAATAATTTCTCCTTGATGAGTTGCTGTAAATGCTACTACTTCGGGGCATTCAAAAGAATATTCAATTTCTTGATCTACATAAACTTCAGATTCAATTGCTCCTTTAACAGGAAGACCATCTTTACCTTTTTCAATCTCTCCAGGAACCCTAATTTGAACTATAGCTCGTCTTGTTGCACAAGTTTCTAAACAATCAATTAAAAGTTGCTTACGATCTTCTTTAGGAAATTCTTCAATTATCTCCTTTAGTTCATAGAGTGGATTATACTTAAAATAGCGAGTAAAATCAGCTAAATCTCCAAGCGTTGCTGGAGAAAACTTGATGACAATTTTTTCACTATTAAGTTCATAAGTATGCTCGTAATGAGAAGAACATAAAGGAATAAAAACCATGCAGAAAAACCTTAAGCAGGGGTTGGCGTAGTAAAAGTGTAACTACCAGAAGACTTCCAATCAAATTTATATTCAACTACTCCATCTGCTGGAACAGAAACTTCCAGATTATTAAGATTAATATGCCCAGTTGTTCCATCAACATTAATTGCATCGCCATCCTCTAGGTCAGTTCCAGCCGCTGAATGCAGATACGCCTTAATAGCATAATTTGACTTTCCAGACCTAAGAAAAGGAGCTTCGTCGAGTGGATTTAGAGTACTAATCCATTGAGCTGTAATAGAACCTTCTAAATGAGAATTACCGTACCCAAACTCATCGTATCCAGCGGACTTTGAACCAGTGGTTTCAAATTCTTTAGCTAGTTCTCTAGTTGTATGGCTTGTAATACAAAGTTCTGTATATTCTGTAGCTGAGTCCGTTATATTCTTAATAAATAGTCGTCCAGATTTTCCATCTTTTCCGTTAATAACAACAGGCATTTTATTCTCCTAATTAGGTTGAAGCCACATCATCATTGCCGATCATAATAACAACGATATCCGTTGCTTCAGAACCAGCAGTTAAAGTAATATCATTAAGTACCGAACCAATCCCACTTGCAGATGTTTGAGTTAAAACTCTATGCCCACCACCTGCAATAATTGCAGATTCTCCTCCCCAAGTAAACGTAATAATTCTACCTGTCAGACTTACTAATTCTATATTGTGAAGAATTAGTGACTTAACAGTAGCAAAATTTAATGTCTCTCCCCAAATATCAACTAGAGTATTTCCATTTAAATCAAGTGTTTCAGTTGCCCCAATACCAATTGAGTATTTCTTATGGAATAATAAATTTGCTTTATTATCTGCTCCTATTCCATTTGTATAGGCTCCAGTAATAAGATAATCAATTCCACCTTTAATTGTCTCATTACTAATTACATTATCTTCCCGATTATAATTATAATTAGAAGAATAACTAAATGAACCATTTAAACTTTTACTAGCTGACATAATCCACTCTTGTCGTATTAGATGTTACACTAAAAGAAACTTGAATTTTCCAAAGACTTGGATAAACTTCTTCAAAAATAGTTTGAATAAAATTCATACCTAAATTAGTTGAATTAGTTAAAATAAATTGGCTATGATTAAAAACATTTAGAAGTAAATTAGTCATTGTTTCAGCACCACTTAAACTTTGAATAAACAAATCGAAACCAAGAATTTGTTTTTCTACTCGATTAGTCGTGGCATAGCCTTCTATAAATTGTCTATCTTCTACAATAGACAAATAAGGTATTTCACTCTGTCCTGGAACAAAACCACCTAAATAAATGGTAGGATCAGTTGAAAGTTTATAGCCTTCCCACCTAGCTTTAATAGCTTCAAATACTCCTGGGAAAGGCGTTAAATCCTTATCAGCTATTTTTACTAAATCAGGTTCTCTATTAATCCACAAACTAATTAAAAGAGTTCCACCGAATACCTGTTCATCAATCTCTTTTATACTTATTGAAGTCCATTCTAAATCTACTACTGTTACTTTTGGATCAACTGGAACAAAAGAAGTAGCTGTATAGTCTTGCTTTACTGTTAATAAAAGGTTAGAGACTTCTTTGTAAGTTCTTCCATAACATACAAATGAATAAGTTAAAATCTCTTCTTGAAGTAATGTGCTAAATGCCTGAGCTCTACTATGACCTAAGTTCTGAAGAGAAATATAAGGTAGTGACTCCGCTTCTGGAGCAAACCCACTAAAGCCTTTAGCGGAATCACTACCAGTATATAAACCCCACAATTTTTTGTAAAACATAGTACATCAGTTATTCCCAGCAAACCATTGAAGTTCCCGTAGTACAACTGCTTTGTAATCAATCTTAGGATGGTCTACTTGATCCGCGTAACCAACAAATTCCATAATTGATATTTTAGGACACTCCTTAGTATGCCCTAAAATCATTGGATTATTTAATTTCTTTTTTGGGTTTAAGTTCATCAAGATTCTGTGCCATGATTGAATAATGACACCACTTTTAAAATAAAGTATATAAGTAGAAGATGAATCCCTAACATCGTAATCAAAAAATACCCTATCGGGACTGGGTCTCTGTCTATGCCCATTTAAATTCCAACAGATAATATCAGAATTAGTCCATCTATCAATCGATCCATCTGCATTTACTGGAGAATGAAGCGATGACTGAATAGAAAAATAATGCCAACGCAATAGTCTTACTAAACTCATGCTTTGCGTACCCTATAAACCATAATATGTCTAAAGATATTAGTAAACAATTCATCAGATTTAGGGTGCTGCCTTCCTCCAGAACCATCACCTTCTTTTTTATAAGCGTAATTTCCTAACTTTTCAAAAACTTGGGCACCATTCAAATCATTTTCAAACATAGATTTTATCATTTCAGCAGCAGCCACCTTAATGCTGTAATGATCTAAACCGCCATCGTAGGTAACTAAAACATTCTTATGTCTTCTCGGAAAGATATATAATGGCGACTCTGTATCAGCTACTGTAATATTGTATTCAGACCATTCAATTTCTCCGGTTTCTGGAGTAAACTCAAAGTAATTTGGTCCAAATGTAGTAGTCGTATCTCTATCAAATCTTACCTTTATCGAAGTAAGCGATCTAATAGGTGGATTTTTTACTAGTACCGAACTGTCTGCTTTTCCATCGTGTTTTTCGTCTGTAAAAGTAAGTAACTCTAATTTTCTGTTTAAATAATCTTCTAGAAAGATTTGTGTAGAAGTGATTAATCCATCGACACGAGCTTTGTCGTTTGTTGACAAATCGTTGTACTCTAGATCTTCTAATAATGGACCCGTTGCTGTGAGTAAAGCCATCAGAATACTTCATAAAAAGGAGGTGAGCTATAAGAAATGTACAAGGTCATCTCAAATAGCCCACCGTCCGGGGGAAAATACTAATTAACCTAATGCAGAAGGCATTAGATCATTGTCACCAACTTTGCCTGCTGGACCCATCTTGCACTCACCAACAGCTGCAACAAAACTTTCAGCTCCTGGATCAGCAAGAGCTAATGATACATGAGTAAAATCATTAGCTCTATCCAATGATGCAGAATCAATCTCAATTATTAGCTGAAACTCATCATCTGTAGAAGCTACTACAAGATGAGAATCATTCGCAACAGCAACTGCTGCAAATTTATCCCTATTTGTTAATGTAGCATCACTATTATCAGCTTGGTAAATAGTAGTAAAACCAAGAGTTTTAGTGCTGCCTGCTGCATTATCTTTAGCTTGATCTAAAGTGATAGCAAAATCTCCACCAATAACTCCACAAAGAATATGGATAGTTAAATGTTGGTACTGAGACATATCTACCCAACCACTTGTAACTGCACCAGCATTACTATCATGGGGTTTAACAAGCATTACTCGTTTTTCTCTTTGGACAGTCTTCATCTTCATATCCTCATTTCAAATTAGTTTCAGAAAAACCTCAAAAACAGGAGTCTACGATACCCTTTCTTCTAGCATGACGAAAGGACTCCGTTTAGTTGTTCCATTCAAATCTTCAATTGGACCCTTCCACAATGGCCGAGCATCACAACGATAATGAAACCTAAAAGCAGTTTCACCAAAAAGAAAACGAACATGAATACTACTAGCACGCGAAACACCAGCTCCTCTACCCTGTTTTACCAAAGTAGAATAAGCAGCGAAATTAACAAAATTAATATCACCACTTGAACCTAAATCTGGGCAAAACTCAGTAGGAACAACTGGACGACCCATAAGACTACCATAAGGAGAATTACTAATTCCTCCTGGCGGAAGATAGACTGGATGAATAGCATTAGAAGTTGCTTCATCATTAAAATTGACATACTGCAACAACTTAATAACATTATCATGAGCGTACCAAACGGCAGATCCGCGCATTTCAGGCAACATTGCATGATACATATTAACAATATTCTCATGCAATATTGTGCCGTTTGCTTGGCCACTCTTTTCTAAAACTAAAATAGTAGCTGGAGCATTATGAAAACCCAAAGGCATCCCAGCACCAGTTCCAGTAAACATAGCCTGATTTCGCTTCCAGAAAATCGCTTGCCTAGCTAGAGTAGTAAACTGACTACCCATATTGACAAATGAATCTTCCATTTGCTCATCAGTAACATATGCAAGAGCTGTCAATTTATGGAGCTCCAGCGTATGTTCATCCCAAGTAATTACACTCTTCTCAAATTGGTCAGCTTCACCCTTCCAATAAGAAACCATATCACCATGCCGCCCAAAACCATCCTTCCTAGATGTTTCAGTTCGACGTTTAACCCGCATATTATTGCCAGATGTGGTCTGCTTATCTCCAGCCATACCAAAGAAATCAATTTCTTCAGCATCACGATTCTGGATCAAAATCCGGTTACTAATCGTTTCTGGAATAAGAAAACCGCCCTCAGCATCATCTAGAGTATTCTGACCAGATGGGGCTTTTTGAAGTAATCTTTCATCAACTACAGGATTAGTTTCTCGTCCAGCTTTAACAACTGCTTCAGAAAAGTGCGCTTCACTTTCAAAACCATGCATCTTTTCAAGTTCATGATCAACAGCAACAGCAGGGATTGTCATGGTCCCTTCGCCAATGCCTTTAAAAGCCTTAATTACACTCTCTTCAACCGTATCCTGCATTCCTTGAAAATACTCATTTCGAGTTTTCTCAATTATATTATCAATTTTCGGCTCATCAGTCCTTTCAGAAAGCCCAAGATCAATAAGAGATTTTGCAATTATCTCGTCTATCTCGTAAACGTTACCTTTCTTAAAAGAAGTTTCCTCTCCTTCAATTTTGCCTTTGGAAACATAATCTTGACTAAACTTTACCCACATCTTCATAATAAAACTCCAAATTAATTGGTAATTAGTTATTGGTATTGGCTAGTTTAAAACTATGCTACTTTACCTAGTAAACGCTTTAATGCCTTGTCTATTAGCTCGGGTACACTCTTATGGAGACCTTCAAGCTCTCTTTGTAAACTAACAGAAAATTCCTCTTCATATTCAGCAGATGTAACTACGTCTTTAATAAATGGAATTTCTACCGGTTCAGTGCTCTTACGCAAATCAAAAACTACTTCGGCTAATGTTGGAAAAGCATTTTCAAGAATACTGTCTTCCATATTAACTAGCCCTTTTGCAACAAGTTCAACTTCTGCATTATTATTTGTTGGAATACCTACAACACTGTATTCATAAACTTTTGAATCATACCGAACTACTCTTGCTTCTTTCCAATGGGGATTCTTTTTAAGGTCTTCTTCAGTAACCTCTCTTTTTTTAGCTACTCCCCCAATACTCTTTCCAGGAAGATTTCCACTTTTAACTAGCTCATAGATATAATCTGGAAACCACTCCACCTCTTTTCGATGGTTTTCTGGGCGATCGTAATATTTTGTTTTTGCCTTAAATCCATCGAAAGTCTTAAAATACTTTTGCCACAAAGAACGACCAATTGGAGGAATTTTATAATTATGAGCATAAGCAACTTGAGGATTCCCTTTAAATACCTCAAAACTAATTGACTCGATATCCATAACTTCCCTGGTTTTATCCACAGAAGAATCAGTAATAATAGAAACGTCAGCGTGTTCTTTCTCAATAAAACATTCAAACTGTCTACACTCTTTCCTAAAATGAACTAATTCTACATCACTTTCCTTTGAAATTTGTTCATCTAATTTCCTAGCTTCAATTTCTCTCATAGGAAAACCAAATGCGCCAGTACATTCACCAAACATTTTATTAAAAGTAGCCATACTTATTCCTTACTTATCGAATATTTCCTGGTATTTGTAACTGAATATATTAGCTCTAAGAACTGGCATCCAAACTGGTCTAGGAGTAATAATGATTGGGCTTCTAAATGGATTAACAAGCCGGATTTTACTATACTTTTTATTATTTTGGTCCATCTGAAAAGAACCACCAAATTCTAATGTTTGTGAATATGGAACATCTGTAAAAACCGACGCTATAATTTGGTCGCCACGAGTATCCACTTCAGTCCGTATACTCTTAGCATAATTTCCTGTTTGTTTGTAGGGAACCTCCCCGCTATCTGAATGTCGGCGCCTTATTCTCTTGCCCCTTTTTCCTGCTGGATCAGAACCCCAACCTTTCCGCTCTAATGCCTCTTCAATCTGTTTCCTTAGGAGTTTAGTTACTTGTCTATTTTTGCGCTCCAAGACTTTAAAAATCCGGTCTCTAACCCTCTCTCCCCGCCATGTTAAAAATGCTGCCATTACTTTTCGGCCTCTCCACTCTCTCTAGAAGCTTGACGTGGACCTGCTCCGCTTAAACCAGGCGCGTTAATTCTTTTAAGCCTACTAGCTTCTGGATCAGAATGTGGAGGCAAGTTATACTTCTTACGACCTTCATTTGGTTCAATCATACCAACTTCAATTTGCCGAGTAACTTCAGCTAATTTCGCTTCTTTATCTTCCGGTACAGGATCATCGTATCCAAAAAATAATCTACCTGATTCATCGTAAAACGGAATTAGTCGTTTATTTAATGTTTCAGCGTAAATCCCTAACCTAGGTTTAATTCCAAAAATAGCATGGAGGGTTAAAGCACCAAAAATTGTCTCTCTACTAATATTCCTATTATCAAGGAATGCTACTGGAACAGAATAAGCATTACAGATTTCTATTTTAGCCTGCTCGTTTATATCTAACCTAGCAATATCCCTAGGAGGATAATTCATCGGTTTAATATCTGCTGGCTCATCTGCTACATGCCAACCACCGCTTCTACCTTGGCTATACTTTTGATTCAAACGTTTTTCTAAACCAGTAGCTTCAGCTGCCCCAATTCCTTCTTTAGGAGAATACAAAATATCTGGTCTACCATCATTATCTAATAAATGACTGGTCATAGAAGCTAGCTTATTAGAAAGCAAACTTGCTTCGTATGACCCTTCCGCAGAACCAATTCCCTCTAAATAAGGATTCTTAACTCCTAATGGAATAAATTGAATAATCTCTTCTGGAGAATAGCGTTTAACCTTATCCCCATTTACATACTCATAATAATCTACTATCTTATCAGACCCAGATTCTCTTTTAGGCAATACATGCTGACTAGGAAGAATCCAAATATTCTTAGGTCTATTTAAGAATTTATCAATATCTACCCACCAATAAGCTGCACTAGCAATATCAAAATACAGAAACGTCAAAGCTTTTAAAGTGTAGCTATTCAAAAATGGCTGATCATTAACTTCTTTAAGTAAAACTAAAACTGGATGCTCAATAACTTCCTCAATAACCTCACTATCCTTAATCTCAAATTCTTGACGCAGAAAGTCCTGTTTATTATCTCCTACCTTAGCTGTATTAAGAACTGTCTTTTTGTCAGACGATCTTGTCTTTACAAACAATTTTAACTCATGGCCCGCACACCCATTCGCATTAATATTTGCACAGGCAAAATTAATCCGTTTATAAGCATTGAGTAAATCAGAAATATTAGGGTATTGCTGAGTTTTATAATGATCCGCGTAAGTCTGGTCGTATTGCCCGTCCCCTGTAAAAGGATCAGATAATTCACCAATTTTTTTAAATGTAGATTCCACTTAAAATACGTCCCATAAATAGGGATTATCTAATGAAAGCCATTGATCTTGCCCTACTTGCAAAAGAATATCTTTCATATTAATCCCCTCTTCTTCTCGATCAAACTTAATCCGTTCTACCTTTTTCCTATTAGCTTTTACTGGAAAATACTCTCCACCAGCATGTTCAAACTCTGCTGTATCCATAAATAAACTTTTCCATTAAATAAACATCTTTATTAGGCCAGCAATAAACTTTAAAATTTCAGGAAGAGCTTTAATAATCCGTTCAAAAAAATCTGCCCAAGGAGTATTTTCGTCATCACTCTTTGGGATAAGCATATTAAAAGTTTCGTCAACAACAACAGCAAACAAAGTATTGTCGTCTAAAACTTCTGAAATTTCATTTGCTTCTTTAATTTTTCCATCGCTTTTAAGCTTTCTTTCTTGTCTAGAAAGAACAACTCTCAAAGCCTTCCCTCTTCTCTCTTCAATTCTTCTATCTCGTCTTCTTCCCATTTTAAACTCCTTAAGCTGCCCGTTTACCATCTATACCGAAAATCATATAACGCAAAGCATCCATTGCATGATTAAAATTATCAATAGGCTTATCTCCTCCAGATGCTTCTTCATCTTCTGGAAAAGAATAAAGTTGAGCTTCTGCTAGTATAGCTGGGCAAGAATTCTCAACGATCTTTAATCTTCCAGTAAGCATTCTAGCATTAACAGCTTCTATTCCTGGAAGAATAGCTTTTATAGCCGGTAAACAAGTATGCCCACCTTTTCTTAATTTCCTAACTAATTCTGGCTGATGTTCACAATACCAACGAATACCTTTATTAGTAAACTTTGGTAAAGCTTCTGCATGGTCCTCTATCATTGTTTTTGTTAAATACCGTTCCCACCAAACCCACAAAATATCTGCACTATCAAGATAACCGCATAGAGCACAAAAAGGATCGTTCCAGCCAAAGTCAATTCCACCATAAAATTTTCCATCATCTTCTGAAAGTAAATCCTCTATTTCATCTTTTGTTAATTTAACTGTGCAATCATCTATCGTAGGATAAACTGCTCCAGCCATAACAGAAAATTGGCCATCATACCTCATTGCCCCTAAAGCACGGTTCATTGTCCGTTTTGCTCTATCGTACTCCCGCTGAGAATAAATCGGATTTTCAACTGAGCTCCATTGCTGGACATAATAATCAGGATCACCTAAAGTAAACTGTTTATAAAAATCAGTAAATAACCAGTTTTTAATGTAAGGAGTAGTAGTAAGTAAACACGGAGATTCTTTAGCTCCTAGACGACCTTGTATAGCTGACCAAACCATTTTCTTAAACTGACCAGCTTCATCACCCCAACAAAAATCGAATTGCCCACCTTCTAGCCCTCCAGGATTATCAGCTCCTTGGCACCAAATCTTTCCCCCTTCGCACCCATTATGTGGAGGCAGTTCATAAAACGATCTAGATTCTAAATACCTACCTTCTAAATTAGTCCCTTTAAACGTGTCAACGAGCATTGGCACAGTTGCTCTAGCTAACACTTTATATGTAGGAGCA